CAATTCGGGCTGCGCCTGGGCGTGAACCCACAGTGCGCCATTGCGACCACGCCCCGGCCAACGGCCGTTATCCGCGAACTCGTCAACAACCCCACCTGCGTCGTCATCCACGGCACGACCTACGAGAACCGCGCTAATCTGGCCAGCAACTTCTTCCGTCAGGTCATCAAGCGTTACGAGGGGACGCGCCTCGGCCGTCAAGAGCTAATGGCGCAAATCCTCGACGACGTGCCCGGCGCACTGTGGACCCGGGGCATGATGGACGGAACCCGGGTTATCCAGCCGCCGCCGCTTTACCGGCTCGTCGTGGCCATCGACCCCGCCGCCACAACAGGCACAACGGGTATTGTGGTCGTGGGCATCGGCAAGGTACGCGGGGAAGTGAACGGGTATGTGCTGGAGGACTGCACAACGCCCGCCGGGGCGTCGCCCAAGCAGTGGGGGGAAGCGGCCGTTGCCGCGTATCACAAGTGGGGCGCAGACCTGATCGTCGCCGAAGTCAACCACGGCGGCGAGATGGTCAAACGGATCATCGAAACGACGCGCGATTCGGACAGCGTAAAGTACAAGAGCGTCCGGGCCAGTCGCGGAAAATACACCAGAGCCGAACCGGTGTCTGCGCTCTTCGAGAAAGGCACAGCGCACATGGTCGGCTCCTTAGCGAAACTAGAAGATGAGTGCTGCACCTGGGTTCCCGGCGAAGATTCTCCCAACCGCATGGACGCGATGGTTTGGGGGTTCACGGAACTGATGGTAGAGAAAACCAAAACAGCGAAGGCGAGGTAATTATGGAACCAAAACCGAGATACAAAATAAAAGGAAACGGCCGTCTCCGATTCGACGCCATCGACATGCTGCGCCAGGCGCGCGGACTGCCAACGCCGGATGGGTACGTGGTCATCACCAAAGACTTCTCGCAATTCATCGAGGATGAACTGCGACGGCTTTACGCCGCCACGGAGTTTATGGATCTTTACATGGCCGATGTTGCTGTCGGCGCACGGCCGTCTATCCCCCTGGTCGAGGGCGTGATCGACGCGCTGGAACTGGAACGGCCGTTACCCGTCAAGCGCGAGGTGACCAATGTCTGAGCAAGAGGACATGCAGCGCCTGATCGCCAACATGTCGGCGCTGGTCGCCCGGCAAACCCTGGCCCAGCCCTTCGGCCAGCAGTTTGGCGGGACCAGAGACGTCTACGCCGCCGCCGGATACCCGCAGACCATTCAGCCCCGCGACTACCTCGCCAAATACCTGCGCGAGGACGTGGCGCAGCGCATCGTAGACGCGGAGCCGGAAGAGACATGGCGCGTGCCGCCGATAATCTACGATAACCCCGCCGCCAACCAGGACGCCGACGCAGCGGCCGTAACGCCGTTCACTTCGGCCGTGATGGACATCACCGACCGCGAGCGCGTCCCCGACAGCCCGGAGTCTGAAACGCCAAACCTATGGGAGGCCCTGGCCCAGGCCGACAAGTACGCAGGCATCGGCGAGTACGGGCTGCTGGTGCTGGGCATCAACGACGGCCGTCCGCTTGACCAGCCGCTAGAACCACCCAAGGGCAAGAACGGCCGTGGCCCCAAGGGGCTGCTTTACCTGACCCCGCTGCACCAGTCTCAGGCCGACATCACCACCTGGGACACAAACCAATCATCCCCTCGTTTTGGCAAGCCCGTCACCTACACCTGCAACTTCGGCGACATCACCGGCAGCGGCGATGGCGTGCTGGGCGTGTCCAGCCGCGTCGTACACTGGTCCCGCGTCATTCACATCGCCGAGAACGCGGGCGGCACGGGTGTCTACGGCCTGCCGCGCCTGCAATCGGTCTACAACCGCCTGGAAGACCTGCTGAAGATTATGGCCGGTTCCGGCGAATCGGCCTGGCGGCTGCTTTACAAGGGGCTGGTCGCCTCCACCAAAGACGGCTACGACCTCAATGACAGCGACGACACCATCGCCGACCGTGTGGATGAGTACATCCACGACATGAAACGCTTCCTTCTGCTAGAGGGCATGGACGTGAAGATCGAGGGTGGGGAGATCGTAGACCCCAGCCCGGTGGTAAAAATCATCATCGCCATCATCTCCGCAGCCACGGGGATCCCCCAGCGTATCCTGTTGGGTTCGGAGCGCGGCGAGTTATCAAGCACGCAAGACGAATCACGCTGGAAAGAATCAATCCAGGCGCGGCAGGTACAGTACGCCGAGCCGCGTATTGTGCGCAAGGTGATCAATCGCCTGATTTATGCGGGTGTGCTGCCTATGCCAGAGAACGGCCGTTACACAGTCGAATGGCCGTCCCTCTTCGAGCCAACGGAAGTTGAGCAGGCCGAGATTAACCTCAAGCGAGCATCGGTCATCGCGCAGCTTTCACCCGCCGGTGCGCCAGACGCCTACGTAGGCGAGGACGAAGTGCGCCTGTTGGCGCTGTTACCGCCGCGCAAGGTTAACCCGGCGACGGCCGTGTTGGACGCCGAGGACAGCGCACCCAATGAGTGACGAAACGATGAGAATCCCCGTCGCCTGCAAGCATTGCGGCGCGGCGATGGGAGCAATGGTGATGGTGGATGACACTATCTACCTGGACACCGGTAACTTCCTGGCCTCATCCGGCCGGCGATATTGTCACGGCTGCGGACGGCCGTTTCACTTCCAGCGACCCAAGGTATCGTGGCGGGTGCTGGTGCAGCAGTATCAACAACGGCTGACTGCGGCCGTAGGGAGCGCAGAGTAATGCTAAACACTTCGATTTACGTTGAGGCTTATATTGGACCAGACGGCGAAGGCATCCCGTTTTGCATCATGGGACCAGCGGCCGAGTATGGGGGACCGTTGGACACGGCCGTTTACAAGCTGCTTGCGCTTGACCCGCTGCCCGACGGCACGGTCATCTACCGCGACCTGACAATTGAGCAAGCCCGGGCCAGCCTAAACGCCATCAAGGAGAGCCATGAAGACGACGTTTGTTAAGTGGACGCACAGCGATTGGATGGAGAATGAATCATTCTCGCCGCATCTATCGTGCCGGGTGCGGCTGGACAATGGCAGCGAACACACCGCTACCTACGAGGACGGCGTGTGGGTTGCCTCCGATGGCAGTTGCCTGGAAGGCGTACGCGCGTGGCGTTTTCACGCGGTTGCGGCCGTGCATATCTGATGTGTGATTCCTGTGCAGTCCCAACGGCCGTTGGACGGCCGTTAACCAACGCGCAGCGCCGGGAGGTGAACGCGCTGCGCCCGGCGTCTTACGTGGGCAATGCCACGTATCGCCGCGACCCCACGCGCACGGCCCAGCTGCGCGGCCGTTACTCGGCCGACATGCGCCGCCGCTTCGGCATCGTGCGCAGCGCAGTCAATGAAACCGTGGGCAAGAACAACGCCCTGCGCATCAATGCCGCCGCCCGGGCGTTTGAGTTTACCAACGACCCCGGCCGTATTGCCGAGTTTATGGACTGGCTGCGCCAGGAGATTAACAGCAACGTGCTGGAGATTGCCGTCAGCGACGGCCGTCCTCCGGTTGACGGTTGGCAGAAGGTGTACGTGCGGGAGGCTTACGGCCGTGGGGTTGAGGCGGCGAACGCGCTGATGAAGCAGTCGGGGATTACCATCCCGACGACCACGCTCGGCGGCGACATGCCCATCGGTTCTATCTTCCGCTTACCCATTCACCAGGACACCCTGGAGCTTCTCTACACCCGCCAATTTGAGGATTTGCGCGGTGTCACGCGGGAGATGTCCACGCAGATGTCTCGTGTCCTGGCCGATGGCCTGGCCACGGGCAAGAACAACCGCGCCATTGCCAAGGCGCTGGTTGATCGGGTAGACAAGATCGGCATCGTGCGCAGCGAGACGATTGTGCGCACGGAGATCATCCGCACCAACGCCGAGGCGACGCTGAACCGCCTGGAGGAGATGGGTGTGACGATGGTCACGCCGTTGGTCGAGTTTGCTACGGCCGCCGACGCTTGCCCGATCTGCAAGGCGCTGGAAGGAAAGGTTTACACCATTCAGGAGGCGCGGGGAATTATCCCGGTGCATCCTAACTGCCGGTGCGTATGGCTGCCGGTGTTGAGGAAGTGATCGGATACGGCCGTGAGTGGATACGGCCGTATATATTTCGTTCATACCCATAAAATATGTACTGTTATTTAAAATGATTTTATCATGACTTTACCTACAACCAACTACATCGCTCTGCACAACGGCCTGTACTGGGTGTTCGCCAACGGCCGTCCGGTCCGAATCGCCGACGCATGGGAAGTTGCGCGGCACAAGAAGGAAACAGGGCCGGCTCAGAGTAGTCCCCCTATCAACGTCGTCGTTTACCCCTACCGGCCGGTCGGTGACATGACCGCGCCGTGGAGCAGATTACAAGGAGAACTCAATGAGTGATACAACCATCACGCCCGTAGAAGAGACGAAAGAGGAAACGATTCACCGCAGCCGCGTATTCCTGGATGACGGCCTATCCCTGGCCGCCGTTGCGTCCTCTGTTACCGTCACCACAATGAACAATGGCACCAAGTACATAGACGTGGACCTGACCCTCGTGGACAGCAACGGAAACAAGAGTGATTTTGGCTTTTGGAATTGGGAAACAAGCGACGGTATGTTGGTCTTGCAACGGCTGCGCGATGAGATAGATAAGCTGATCGCGGCCCTGGCCAGCGTGAGCGACTGAGCTTTGACGGCCGTCTATAAAATCACGAAAAGGAGAGGTAGGATGAAAATACGGTACAAGAAACCAGGTGGTGAAAATATAGATGTGAGTATTCCAGAGGGCAGCGCTTATGTTGTTTTTTACAGATGGACGCCGCTTCTGGAAGCATCGCTCCCTGTGTTCCTGACAGACAACTGCGTCATGGAGCAATCCGGCAGCACATTGTATATTTACGAAGATGACGTATGCCTAATCGCTGCGCCAGTCGGCGAGGTAACAATAGTCAAGCTTTAGTCTTGGCCAGCGTGAGCGACTGAGCTTTGACGGCCGTAGCCCGAACATGCTACGATCTTGCCAGTCATAGCCCGGCCCCCTCCACCGGGAAACCTCCGTTAAGAGCGCCGCAGCGGATTGCGGCGCTCTTTGTTTGCCCGGAACATCGTGAACTGGTATACTTTCCCTACCTGACATTTATTTCTCCTCCACCCCCTTACCCTCCAAAGAAGCCCCCTGACCCGTACAGTCAGGGGGCTTCGCCCCTTTTATACTAGATTATCCAGTCGGTTCGGTCAGCGTTTCATTTGTAACGTATGCGCCCTGGCGACCATCCCCCAAAAACTCGTGGGTAAACTGATATAAATTCCCCTTGCATTGTATAACTATGTGGTATATAATTATCCTTATCACAAATAAGGAGTGTGACCCATGTACGACAAAGATATACCGGCAATTGAACAGGAAACGATTCAAACAACATTGGCAATGATGCACGCCCTTGACAACGGCGCGACCATCGACGCCAACGCCCTCGCCCTGGCCCTGCAAACGACATTCGGGCTTGACGTGACCGAATATGGCTACCATGACATTGACGGCCGTACAACCGAAAATGGCGCGATGGCCTACGACTTGCGGGCTGATGGACACATCGTCATCACCCGCAACGTGGAATACGATTACGTGAACCTGCCCATCTATGGCGTGGACGGCATCCTGGTATCCACTGACGACGACGGCTCGGTGCTGTGGTCCCTGGGGCTGTCTAACGGCGACGTGTTATATTAGTTGACGTGACGGCCGTTACCGCGCGAAATCCGGGCACGGCCCGGGAGGTGTTGAATCACCCTAGCCGGTGACGGCCGTTCGCCCCCTCATTTGACAACAGAACGCGCGTTCTGTTATACTACGCGCAATTGCTCTATCGGAGATTAGCGCCGGTTCCTT